CAAGCAAATTAGGCTGGGGCAAAGAGCTTGCCCATTTCGGTGAACACCACGCGGTATGCACGAAGTTCTTGGCCAGTGAGTTCTTCACGGTTTCTGGCTTCACCCATGAACTCCAGGGTCTCAAGCAGGCCGGGCAGTCGGTTGTTGGCTTGAACTTCTTGCACAATTTCCAGGGCTTGGGTAAAGTTCATTTCTGGCTCCTTTGTTGCTTACTATGCCCATATTATAGCAAAACGGGAAATATTGGTCAACCACCAAAAAGACCCTAGTTTTTACAAGGGTATTTGTAATACTTCAGTATTAAGTATTGACCGGCAGCACTGCTGGGATGGGCAACAGTGGAGGATCACTGGGAATTTGGTTGTAGGTAGCAATTCCAGCTGCATTGAGTCTGGCTTGGTTGCGGGCTTCGCGCATGGCACCCACAATGGCTTGCCCACCCAGGGTGGCTGTGTTGGCAATGTCGGCCAAAAATTCTGCTGCATCGTTGGCCGCTGTTTTTTCAGCATACTGCGGCAACAATTGAACAAAACTGTAGATGCTGCTCTTTTCATTGGCCTGCAGATTGAAGTAGTCAACTCCGGCTGCTACTTGGTATCCACGTTCACGGTTGAGGTAGTTGGCAATGTAAGTCCAGGCTGTGTTGAGAATGGGCACTGCTGGATTGGCACTGAGTGCTGCAATGGCAGCATTGGCGTTGGCAATTTGTGTTTGTACCGCAGCATCTGACCCTGCTGCTGCAATGTTGGTGTAGGCTGTGTTGAGAGCAGCCAAACTGCCTGCACCTTGCAAACTGTTGACTTGAGCAGTGGCTGTGTTCAATCTTGTGGCAAAGTCATTGAAATCAATTGCAGTGCCCAGCACATCGGTTGTGGTGATACTGTTGTTGGGACCAGTGCCAGTGGCCACGTTGGCAGCAAAATACGAAGTGACCGAACTGGCCACTGGTGTGGTTTGCGCAGTCAGCAACGGCAGTCCAGTCAGCTTGTTGAGACCACCAGGATCAGTGGGAGTCCAATAAGCAGTGTTGTTGATGTCTATACCAACTGGAACGTCTTGCGCCGCACGATAATAATTGGGTATGGCAGCCGTGTCGCGAACCACACTGTTGGTCAGCCACTCGGTGTTGCTGTTCCAAGGCTGTCCACCCGTGCCCAAAATAGCATTGGCTAGATCAGGCAAGTCTACATTGGGCACTAATGTGGCTATCTGTTTCAGACCCACTTCAATGGCCTTGTTGGCCACTGCATCAGCAGGCGGTATCACTTTGCCCAGCTCGTCACAGCCTGTGGGTGTGGCCAGGGCTGAGTTCACAGCCGGTGCCACTGCCATGTTTACTGCACCATTGTTTTGAAAGATTGACACTGGCCCGTTGAATGTGGGCACTGTCATGGTGGAGAAACTCAGCGGGAACACTGCTCTTGGCTCCAACAGTTGCTCTAGAGTCACAATGTTGGGTGTGGTCACTTGCAGCACTGACAGCACTTGTTGCACTGTGGTGGGGTCCACCAAGAGAAATCCATTGTAGGCCAACTGCTGCAATCGATTAAATTCGTTGTCGCTGGCGCCGCCAGGATTGGTCAAACTGTAGCGGTTGTTGACAATCAAGGTTCTGATTTCATCATCTGTCAAGCCAGCCACCTTCAAGGCCTCGTGCACTCCGGGCGGAGCCTGAGTGCTGATTCCAGTCACAGCAGCAAGTTGTTGTAACAGGCCAGCCGGTGTGCCATAGAGATCAAGATTGTTGAAATCAAACAGTTGACCCTGGTTTACTAGATCTTGACCAAAGTTTTGCAGATTGCTGTTGACTTTGGTGATGTCAGCAGTGATCATGTCATCAAGGTCAGTAAAAGTTGGCCCAAGATACTCGTTGACATTGGCTGCACTATAGATAAACTGATTCAGTGTGTCAATGTAATTCTGCACAGCCATGAAACCCTGTGAGAATTTACCATAGTCGCCGTCGCCCAAGTAAGCTGCGGCAGTTTGTTCAATCAACAAGCTGAATCCACTGGGATCTAGAGTGCTGGCATCTGTCACAGTGTTGGGAGTGAGATATTCGTTTATGAGGTTGGTGTAAGTGCCCACTGGTGCTGCTGGAATACTGTTGCCCAAGGCAGGACAAACCGTGCTGCCCATGCTGAGCAGACTGTCAAAAGTGCTTTCAGTAAAATAACTCTGTGCTTTGTAGGCGTTGACAGCAGTCAAATAATTAATGATCAATGTGGTAGCATTGAAATTGGCAATGGCAGTGGCCAAGGCAGTGGGCACTGAGTTCAAGCCGGTGTTTTGCAACATTGCCGATGTCACTGTCAACTGCAAAGGTGTGACCACAGACGCCATCAGCCAGCTCTCACATCAGGACTGCCGCCACTGCGCGGATGACCACAGGTGTCGCCGGCACCTGTGAGTATAACAGGTACGCCACCGGCTCGCACTGAACTTGAGGGGCCTGCAGTCACAGCATGGCAATGCACTGGTGGACATCTTCGTGCACCACAACAGGGGTGGGGTGAGACAGGATTGCCGTTGACAACTATAGGTCTGCCGTTCACTCGCACTGATGCAATACCACCAGTGGCCACGCCACCTGCACTGTTTGCATCACCTACTCGCTGTACTGCTGGCATATCATCCTAGGATTAGTTTTTTCTCTGGTATTTTGATACCAGTGGTAGCTTCGATGTATTTCATCTTGACTGCATCTTCAGTGAGTGCATAAATTGCTACACTGGCAGTATTTAGCTTGATTTCTGCGTCAGGATCTGCGGTAAACATTGAGGGCACTAGTCCAAGCCCTTGTGGACCAGGTGCCACGCTGACTGCGTTTTCGATTTCAATCCAGTCCCCACCGGCCTGTTTGACTTTGGCAATGAGTTCTTCTCCTGAGTTCAACTTAAAGGTGTAAACTTGACCTGGGGTGGCGATTAGTTGCATTTTAAACTTTCTGTATTACGTATTGATAATTGATCATGCCAATGGCAATGTGTTTTTGAAACATATTGACAAAAGCATCGATGCTCATTTTGGGATGGTCCAGGACATCTGCAGATTCTCGCCACAAATAATCATCAAAGATCATGTAACCTTTGTGTTTGAGCAATCCAAATGCCATTGTAGCATCGGCCAACACAGCATCTGCACAATGACTACCATCTACATATATAAGGTCAAATTCTCGACGATCCACAATTAGCTGTGCCAACCCATAATAACTCATGACCGGCATGACTTCAACTGTTTGTGAGGCCAGCTTGGTCAGGTCAGTGTTGTGCTTGTGTATGTCTTGGATAATGCGTTGGGTGGGCAACTGATCGTTTTTGTATGCGTTGAGAGGTGTGTTGCCAAACGGGTCAATACAGGTAATGGTGCCACTCTCGCTTAACAAGTTCTCCAACATCCAACAGGTAGCACGACCTTCATGTGAACCAATTTCTAAAATAGAAGATAGTTTTGATTCGGCATGTGACTTAACAAACTCAAAGTTTACTAGCCCGTTTGAAAACCAATCGGCTGTAAAGAAATGTTTGGTTTCAAAGTCCGGGATATTTTGTTTTAACCAATCTATTGTGATATCTTCAAGCGAGACGTTGTCTAAGCTCATTGAAGCCTCCCACTAGCTCTTCGCCAAGAAAAATTTGTGGCACTGTGCGAGCATTTGGGACTGCTTCTAATAGGTCTTCACGGGTGTATCTATCACCAATTTTGCGTTCTTCGAACGCAATGCCCTTTTGAGTGAGCAAGGCCTTGGCCTGATCACAGTAAGGGCAATTGTCCTTGCTCCATACAATTGCTTTCATTTTATTTTCCTTGTTCTGATTTGTCGTAGGTGTTGGCAAAAATGTCGGCTTTTACAACTCCATAATCGCCAGAGCCGTGTTTGACAATATAATCTTTGCCCTTGGTATATTCCAAATTACCCCATGATGCTTTGACAACACCGTCGTGGTCAGCAAGTTTGGCCACTTTCATGATTTTCTTGGGGGTAGCAGTGCCGTCGCCATTGTCATCATAGTAGGCTGCAAACTTGATAGGACTCACAGGATATCGTTCACCTTTGGGGCCAGTGATAATTTTGTGTCCCACAGTGTAAGCAACTGGGCCTTCCAGTGTGTCAACTGTGCCGTTATCAGTTGCTGTTTCGTAATTGATGGCATTGGGATATTTGTAAGTTTGGAACCCACCTTGCTGGAACCATTCATCGTTAATCATAGTTTGGGCAACTCCGCATAATCAATTGAATCACTCATGACACCAATCACATAGTTGGTGCTTTCATTTTCCTGCAAAGCAGTTTGTTTTTTGCTGACGTCCACATGTTTGTTGAACCATGGTATGGGAGTGGCACGTGGTGCTGGTTCATGGTACTTGATGCCAATTTCCTTCAAGGCATTGACTGCTGTGTAGTCCACAAAGTCTTTGAGAATGTTGGCATTGAGACCAATCACTGGACCTTTGCTGAACAGGTAGTCGGCCCAGGCCTTTTCTTCACGGATTACGTCCAAGTACATCTGATAAACTTCAGCTTCGCAATCGGCCTTGGCACGAGCAAATCTTGGATCTTCTTTCACAACTTGATTGATCAACCAAGCAGTCCAATCGCGATGTAAAATTTCATCTTGCAAGATCAAACCGATGATGTTGCCGTTGCCAATAAAGATACGATTTTCAACCATGGCCAAACTGGTGGCAAAGCTGACCATAAAGCGGAATGCCTCCAAAGCATAGCTGGCATTCAGCGCCAACCAGATGGCTCGAATGTGTTCTTGCTCGGGAAACTCCTCTAGCAGTTCCTTGCGACAGTTGATCATGTGCAGACGTTCATAGTAATTGCCCACACTGCTTGCCATGTCAACAATCTCATTGGTGTCGTGAATAGTATTAAACACTTCCTTGGGCACGTTGTAGATGTTGCGAATGATGTGGCTGTAACTACGACTGTGAATGTTGGTTTCAAAGAATGTCCAATTGTACACCAAGCTTTCTAATTCAGGAATAGAAATCACAGGTGTAAAAATCTGACTGGGTCCTCGGCCTTGCAAGCTGTCCAATGCCGTTTGACGCAAGAGATTGCTGGTAAAGATGTGTTTGACAGTGTCCGACGCTTCTTTGAAATCTTGTGCGTCTTTGGTCAAGGAGATTTCTTCGGGCACCCAAAAGAAACCGCGAGCTTCTTGCTCAAACTTGGCCAGTTTGTTGTACTTGACTTCTTCAAAACGTTGAACTGTGACCGGCCCTGCCGGGTCCAAAAACATCTTGCGCTGTAGATAATCAGTGCGTTGTGCTAGATTGTATTGTGCTTGACTCATTGTTGTTCTTTTCTATTGTAAACAGTGGCTCTGTCAATGTCAATGAAATTGATCAGCTTCGGTACTGTGTCGATTGGCCACTGTGCTGGTTGCACCCACAGCTTCACTGACAAGATCAAAATAACTCACTCCCACTTCACGTTGATGTTTAACAGTGGTGAATCCCCGATCCTGTGCTGCAAATTCTCGTTGTTGCATTTCTGAATAACCAGCCATGCCACGAGCACGATAGGCTTCGGCCAATTCAAAAGTGGCCAAATTGGTAGAGTGAAATCCAGCCAAGGTAATGAATTGAAACCGGTAACCCAATTCACCCAACTCACGCTGGAATGTTTCACATTCATCTACAGATAAAAACTTGCGCCAATTAAAACTAGGACTGCAATTGTAAGCCAGCATTTGGTCCGGAAACTCAGCATGGATAGCATCCGCGAATTTCTTAGCCTGTGCGATATCAGGTGTTGAAGTTTCAAACCATAAGAGATCACTGTAAGGGGCATAAGCAAGACCTCTTCGAATGCAAGCTTCAATACCGTTTTTAAATTTGTAGAATCCTTCTTCGGTACGCTCATCAATAATAAAATCCTTGTCTAATGGATCATGGTCCGATGTAATCAGCGTGGCTGCTTCGGCATCAGTTCTGGCCATGATCACTGTGTCAACACCGGCTACATCTGCGGCCAGTCGTGCAGCGTTTAGTGTGCGAATCATTTGGCTAGTGGGCACAAGTACCTTGCCGCCCAAGTGCCCACATTTCTTTTCTGAAGCCAGTTGATCTTCAAAATGCACACCAGCGGCTCCGGCTTCGATCATGGCCATCATGAGTTCGTAGGCATTGAGCGCACCACCAAAACCGGCTTCGGCATCAGCCACAATGGGCAAGAAATAATCAGTAGACACCTGGCCTTCAGCATGCTCAATTTGATCTGCTCGACGCAGTGCATTGTTGATGCCTTTGACCACTCGTGGCACTGAGTCCACAGGATACAGACTTTGATCAGGATAGGTGGTGTTGGCAGTGTTGTTGGCTGCTGCCACTTGCCAACCCGACAGATAGATAGCCTTAAGACCAGCCTTGGCATGCTGCACAGCTTGCTGGCCGTTGTATGCGCCCAGTGTATTGATGTATGGCTCATTGGCCAATAGCTCGCGCAGCTTTGCGGCACCACGGCGAGCCAAGGTATGTTCTATTTGCACAGTGCCTTGAAGGCGACGAACTGTTTCTGGTGTATAATTACGTTTTTTCATATGTTCCTTAAAGCTTACAGGCTTCGCAATCGTCGACTTCTTCAAATTGCGTCATGACCGCTGTCAGCGGCTCAACCACATCGTCTTCACGTGCCTTGGCACCTTGTTTGTTGATGAGACTGTAGTAGAATGTTTTGATACCCCACTGATGTGCCAACATGAGATTGCGAGCAATCAAGGTAGTAGAAACTTTGCGTCCAGGGTAGTGCGCTGGATTGTAAAATGTATTGGTGCTGATGCTTTGATCAACATAGGCCTGGAGCACAGCCGCTGTTTTAAGATAGCCCACACAGTCGGTCTGTTCCCACATCAGCTGATAACGATTTTTCAGTCTGTGATACTCAGGCACAACCTGTGTGAGTGATCCTGCCTTGCTTTCTTTCACAGTGATCAGGCTCATGGGCATTTCAATACCATTGGTTGAGTTGATCACCACTGAGCTTGACTCCACTGGTGCAATGGCCATCAAGGTAGCATTGCGCACACCGTGCTGTTTCATTTGTTCACGCAGGGGTTCCCAGTCTAGCTCAGGCTGAAAGTCCGTGAGTTCGTTGACCCCGGTGGCTCGTCGCTCCCATGGGAAGATACCCTGACCATACCAGGTTCGCGCCGAATCTTTGCAAGCACCACGTTCACGAGCCAATTCCACGGTAGCTTCCGTAAGGTAGTATGCTTGGTGCTCCATCCAACTTTTAACCTCGGCCAAAGCATCCGCATTACCGTATTGGAGTCCGCGCTTGGCATGCCAGTAAGCAAGGTTAGTAACACCGATGCCGAGCGGCTGAATTTCGTCATTTGATAACTGCGATTGAATTGATAAGAAGTCTTGGTAGTCCAAGATATTACACAACGAACGCTGAAGAATGCGACAAGCACGACGCATATCCTCAGGATTGCGGAAAGCACCCCAGTTGATCGAACCGAGCGTACAGAGCGCGATCCGTCCTTCCGCATCGTCCAGGCGTTTGAACGGTTTTGTGGGTAAGAGAATTTCACAGCAGAGATTTGATTGGTAAATGGTGTGATACTCGGGATCAAACGGTCCTTGGTTCATCACATTGTCAATGAACACTAGATAGATACGACCAGTGTCTGTTCGCTCCTTAAGGATGCCAGATTTGAATACCTCTTCTGCAGACATAGTCTTCTTCCGGAGGTCAGATCGTGCTTCATAGCGCACATACAGATCCTCAAAAAGAGCAGTGTCTCGGTAGAAGGCTTCATATAGGTCAGGAACTTCATTGGGATCAAAGAAAGTTATGTTTTCTCGGTTGCGGAATCGTCTCCAGAAGAAAGCACTAAGCACAACCCCATAATCCATATGACGGACTCGGGTTTCTTCGGTGCCTTGATTGTTCTTAAGCACGATAAGGTCATCAAACTGATGATGCCAAATGGGATAAAATACAGTAGCACTAGCGTTGCGAATTCCACCTTGACTACAACTCCTTAAATCACCGAACCATTTTTTCAAGAATGGTATCATGCCGGTGTGCATGATTTCGCCACCGCGTATGGGACTACCCAGGGGGCGCAATCTTCCTATTTCCAGCCCAATGCCAGCACGTTTGCTGGCATACTTGGCCATCATTTCGCCCGAAGCAAAGATACTGTCGAGATCATCGTCTGACCTAATAAGAACACAACTGCTAAACTGCTTAGTAGGAGTGCCCAGACCAGCCAACACAGGAGTAGCCAAAGTAAATAAACCGTCACTGGCGGCGTTGTAATATTCTTTGATATAGCGCATTCTAGCCGTGTTAGGCTCTTCTCGATGAAACACTGTGGCAGCGGCCACCATGTATCGTACTTGCGGAGTTTCATAAATTTCCTTTGTGGCTCGATTGCGTACTAGATATTTCTCTATCAGCTGTTCTATGGCTGCATAGCTGTATTGCTCGTCGCGACTGTGATCTATCATGTCATTCATGCGATCCCAATCATCCGCACTGTACCACTCCAGCAGCTCGGGTGTGTACAGGCCCGTGGCTACATTGCGTTTGACTATTTCATACAGATGCGGTGGTTCGTAGTCCCCATACACATCTTTGCGCAACATACTGAGTCG